CCGACATCCTGCGGCACAACGTATTGCGCGATACTGGACAGTTTTGTGTTAACATACTCCGTGTCCAACTCCCGCACATCGAATTTCAGCACAAAGTCAAATTGCTTCATGTCACTTTCCGGCACAATGTCCGTTCCAGATATGCGCTGAATCTCTTCCGGCGACAAGTACTGAAGACTCAAGGCAAACATTTGCTGGTATGCCTCCGTCCAAGTTGTTAACCAATTGTTCACCATACGTTGCTGCTTCAACTGGGTCTGGGTCGGCGGAATAGCCTGATTCGCGCGACCAAAGTATTCGTCCGCCTGTTTCATTACAATGTCAATCAGGTTAAGTGCAGTGTTTGGTGTTCGGGCGGGCGGATTCATAAACTCGTACTCACCCGGTTTAGTCACCGGCAACTGCACGGCCGGGCCAATCTTATTCGCAACCCCAATCCGCTTACTCACCATGATGGGCGGCAGGGTCTCAAAACTGGTTGAATCAAAAATAGAATCCCGCTGCGTCTTAATCTCGTTTTGCCAAGTGCGGCAAATGTCGGGCACTCCACGGCTTTCTGTAACGCGACGTTTAAGCCGCTCCCGTCGGTATTCAACAAACGGATACCGGCAGTGAACATAGTCCAGCAACTCATGCTTGGCGTATAGCTCATCCCCGGTCGAGTGCATCGACATGATTGGGTTAAATACGGTGAAGTAAATCCCCGGCACTCCGTTTTTGTCCACCTGTCGGTTGTACGCATAAACCACCTCAATCAGGTTGTCGTACATGGTCAGGGACTCGTTCAAGGTCAAGTCCGTCACGGTCTGACTGAAATCGTGGAGTTCGCTGGATCGACCGGCCGTCTTAACGGCTTCCTCCACCCACGCCTCGTCCCAGCCTTCGTCCACCACTTTCGCCCGCAACTCGGCCTCGGTCAAAAATGTCCGGCGAAAAATCACCCGCGCCGACTGCAAATCCACTGTTTCGGGCGGAAACGAAATCTCCTCCCACGGTTTCAACGCCACAATTGTAGGCTGGTTCACCGCAATGTACGCCTCCGGTATCTCGGTCTGGCCGTCATTCCGCAAATCCCGAATGGCCGACCGCGCCTCCTTCGACTCCAGACCGGGGAACTGTGCCTGCAATATATCAACCACAACGTCCTCCTGCTCCGCGTCCATGATGAGTTCGGGCAAGTCCTTCAACGGGTTCCCTTCCTCCATCTGGGCGGCCATCTGCATAATCTCATCCATCGTGATCGTGCGAGGCTTCAAAGCACTTCTCTGCTCCCACCCTACAAACAGCGCACTCCACCCATATTGCTGGCCATACTGGGCCAACAACTCGGACTCGCGGTTTAATGTGTGGTACAGCTTGGTGTCCACTTGCCACCGCATCAAATTATTCGCCACGGCGGCCGTTGGGGCGTCGTTAATTTCCGTACCGCCAACTTTTAACGTCGCCCGGCTAAATGCCGTGGTCATAATGTCCACTGCATCGTTGATGATGGAATCTGCCAGCGGGATGCGCGTATCGCTCGCACCATCCCACGGGAAAGCCTGACTCCCCTCCTTCATGTTCGCATCGTGCTTTTTCCCGTCGTCACTCTGCGCGTCCCACCTAGTAAACCTCACCTCATCCAGTTCGGCCACTCGCTCCAAGGAATAGCCCTCGCTTAAAGACCGATTATATTCCTTCGCTAACTCTCTCACATCAGGCGCGTCCTTGGCCTGTGCTATTTTATCATTTGTCTCCATGATTAAAGTACGTCAATAAAGACGATTTATAATACCGTCTTTGGTTACCAATTGTTCTATAAATTTTTATTTTTCCTGCTTCCGCAAGTTTTGCCAAGTATTTACGCTCTAGCCCGGTCAAGTCTTCAGCTTGACTAGGTGTTAGCAGCAGTGGCAGTGCCGAAACCATCAATACCCCCTAATTCCCGATCCTGCAAATGTCTCGGCCGTAACGTGGATTGGTTCCATCACGGCCAGATACCTCAAGGTGTCCACGGGGTCTTTCGAGGCTCCGCGCTCCCCGTCCCGGTTTGTCCACTCCTGCAAGGAATAAATCAAGTTTCCGCAATTCCGGCTGACATACAGACTTGGCTCGTTCATCACATCCACCGGGGAGGTCTGGTCGTAGTTCAACCAATCATTGATGATTGTCAGGCCGTTTGCCACCGAGATTCCGGCCGCCTGATTAAAGTACATCGGGGTATCACCTTCCCCCAACAGGTCAATGATCGACGTTCCACCCTCGCGCCCGGCAGCCTGTGTCGCGCCCGCACGGGGGTCGATGTATCTTTCCTCAATTTCCTCGCCATTCTCCAGTTCTACAACCAACTCCTTGATCTCGTCCACCCCGCGACCGCCGCCTATGCTTTGCGCCGGGCCAACTGCCCCATCTGGCTTCTCGCCGGGAATTGCCCACTCCCCGTAAGTGTCTCGATCCGGCCACTCCCTATATACATACTTGCGGCCGTTTTCGTCCACGCGCAACCACAAAATGAACCAGTTCCGATTCCACGCCGGGTCGGCCGCCACATAATTCGTCCCGGCCGGTATCTTGTCCGAGTCCAATATGTGTACATGACAAAATTTGGGGAACTGGTTGCCCGTCAGATTCTCCGCATATCCATACGCCCGCAACTTGATCTGGATACTGGTTTCCCCCTTCAAGGTCTTCACCATCTCCCGATACGGATTGTACGGGTTCATGGAAGTGAAGAACCAGATGATGCGGCCGTTGTCCTTCCGGTTTCTGGCCGTGTATGGCATCTCGCCCGGCGGACACCCGCCCACATTCACATTGTCCGGTAACAACGGACTCGGCCGCGTTTCCAGTATGTCCATGCCGTTTAAGTATTCCTTCACGGTCGGCGTGTACCCGTCCACCGGGGTGAAGGTGATTAGGAGTCGGCCGGACAGTTCATGGCTCCCGGCGCGAGTCACCAACCTAAACCGCAGTGTCTCCACCCAAGTAATCGGCACAAGCTCATCACACCAAATCATGTCCACCTCACCACCCTCAATCACCCGTATCTCCTGCGAATAGTTCATAAACCAACACTGGGAGCCGTTGGGAAGAATGAAGGTGTTCTCGGTGAAGCCATTTTTCTGCGAAAAAGAGACATTTTGAATGCGGCCCTTCTTTATGTTCTTCCACTCGGCCGGAATGTACTTGTGTACCAACTGCTGCTGATCGCGGATGCTGGACTGCGCCGTCATGCCCAACACCCAAACCTTCGACCGTTTCTTGGTCGTCATCGTCTGGATAATCCGCTTGGCCGCATACTCGGATTTTCCAGCGCGATTTCCGCCTTGTATCAGGAGTTCGCCAACACCCTCCCAAAGTTTATCGGCGTCTTTCCAGTTGTCCGGCTCAAATCCGTATCGGTAAGGGTCTTCCTTTTCCAGCGAGATTAGTTGCTCGCGCTGTTCCAGTGCGCGGGCTAGTTCGTCCAGCCCCTCGTCTCCACGATCCGCAAACTCCTGCATCCGCGCCCTTGAAGGCACGATAAGCACGGGGTGCGGTGTGGGGGTGAAGGACATTCAATCGTCTTTGTCTGTCATGCGATTGCACCAATCACACTTCCCCTCATCTGGATCATCCACTTCGCCGCCGCACCTGTCACATGGCAGGGCCGCTGCACATAATTCCCTATGCGTGTCCATGCGCCTTATCTCGTCTTGCTTAACCAATCCCATAATTATTTCCAGCTTGGCCGATCTTTTATTTCATCTATTCTCTAAATCGATGATTTTTTGGGTTAGAACCTCAATGGTCTTGACGCTGATGTCCAACCTTCGCTCATAGTTTTCACACAGTGCCACATACTCAAAAAGTTTCTTCCGTAAGTTAGTTTCTTCGGCATTTGATTCTTCGTCTATTTCCATACTACTTGTTTCTTTCCTAAAATTGCTTTCATTTCCAGAGGTTCCGACTCAACAACATCCCAATCATCCCAATGTTAGCCACATCTATGTATGCGTCCTCCAAGGATTCATAGTTGATTTTCGTGTCGCCCTTGAGTTGCTTAATCAAAATGTGGCGTATTCGACTGGCCTTATCTTGTAACCTACACGCCACGCCCAGTTCTCCAGACATCAAAATGTTTGCGCTGCCATAGTCCTGCTGCTTGTCGTCAAACAACTTCATACACTCCAAGGCGACCTTGACGACCTCCCGCCCCATCTCCGTCTGGATGTCCAGTCCCTCCGCCACTGCGGCCGCCACATTTTCATTATTTGTCTTCTCCATTTTCGAATTCGTCTTCGTCGTCATCCTCGTCTATGGGAACACACATGGCTTCACAAAACAACTCCATTTTGTACATCTCAAGTGCGCCAATCAACTGGGCGTAAGTCATGTCGAACTCATCCTTAAAACGCTCCGTGACAACAATAATCTGCTGGTAGTACGCATCCGCCTGATCGTGTGCATCCACTACATTTTGCCTTTCTGTCGGGGGTGCTTCCTGACCACCCAGCCATTGCCATCTGGTCTAATCGGAATCTGCATCTTCGGCACATACATCCCAGAATCCTTTACCCGCACCAGTATCTGCTTGCCATTCTCCAAGTGCGCCTCCACCAGTTTCTTATTCGGGAACCAGCAGCGTCCCGTGGTGGCAAATGTCTCTCTGGGCTGTCCCGGCTCCAAAGGAGTGTCTAACTGAAGCTCTTTGTACAGAAACGCCTTGCCGGTATCCGTCCAGTGGATCGTGCGGCCAACCTTGTAGGAATACTCCGGGTTCTCTTTTCGAACTGCAACGATCTCGGTTCTAGGGACACCTAAAAAGGCGGCAAGGTCGGATTCAGTCATGCTCTTTTTGTCAAAAAATTTTGTAAGTCGAAATCCATTAGAGGATTGGGACGCGCGTGGCGCGATGACCCCCCTCCCCCCCGCACGGCTCCTGCGCGGGTCAAATTATTGTGCCGCGTGGGCCGGGAGTCAGGAAAACAGATTTTGTGCATTTTGTAAGTCATTGGCAGTCAACGGCTTAAGGAAAAGTTTCGCACAATAGCAGTTATATTTACTTGGCCGGATTCTCTGGCCTATCCCCTTGAACATCAACAACTTGCGGCCTTGGCTCCGGTGGCTTGTCCGTAAACAATGAATTGATGTCGCCGTGGCTGATGTGAAGGTGGTTGTGGGTTACGGTTTGGGCTTCGTTCTCCGACAATGCCCTTATTTTGTCAGTAACGACGCCCAGCAGAATGGATTTTTGACCGGGCGGTACGGTTTTGTAAGTTTCCTGCAAATCCTCAACAATTTTCGAGTGTAATTCGGTCAATGCCGCCACCGTTCGCTGTTTCCACCCCGGCAAATCGGCCTTATTCTCTACCCTAATTCGGGCAACCGTGGTTGTACCTACGCCGACAGAATCGGCCGTTTCCATAATGCTTTTCCCGGCCTTTAATTCCTCCAAAACTTTTTGTTTTTTAGCTTTAGGGATTTTGTTGTGCCCGCCTCGATTCTCCGCCATACGGCCAAAAAACTAACACAACCGGCCAAAAGGCCGAAAAAGTATTTGACCGGTGGGGTGAATAAACTTTGCAAAAATTTTTGTTTTTTATTGACGGCCAGTATTGCCGCGTGATAAATCCGCCCCGGCCAGAAAAACCAAAGGCCGTTAATTATGCAAAAATTAAATCAACAAAAAGACGACGCCCCACGAATTGGAATCCCGTTTTTATCATCCCAACGGGCGGTATGCCACAACTCGCTGGAATACACCGACGACACTGGACAAATCACCAGTAACGAACCGCCACTGGAAGTAGTCGGCGCAGAGTATCACCGACAAGTCACTTGGTGCGGATTCCTTTGCGGCCTTGGATTAGGGGCGGCAATTGCATCCCTTATCATCGGAGGATTTTGGTTATGACCAAACGACAACTTGACGCGAATTTTGTTGTCCAACTATGCAAAGGGCGATTCGTTACACTGCCCCGTTACTTGGCAAACGAAAAAGGAAACTGTCGCAAACAATATGCAACCGACATTGCCAAATGGTGGGCAGTACACTTTTTTTCCGATTGGACACCACGGCGCGAAAAATTATTTATCGCAGTGGTTGCTTCACAATTGCAGGCCGATTGCTTACTTGATTAATACACCCCAAAACAAAAAACAAAGTGACTAAATACATACACAAAAACACTCGCGAGGAATTCGCGAAAATGAAAAAAGAGACCGTGCGCGCAGCGTACCGCCAAAACCGCAAATGGGCGGGGGAACAAATGCAAAAAGACCCCTACTTTAGACCGAACGAATACCGCTTTGTGTACTTCACCGGCAACCACACGGCGGTTTGCGTGACCGACTCAAGCGAAGCATCGGACATGTCCGATTGCCGCACTTACTACGACATGAAATTCCCAACTAAAAAAGACATCATTGGGGAAATAAACATGGGACTCGACCACATCCAGCAAGACGTAAAGTGCGGATGCGCCCCTTACGGGTTTGAGGTTAGCCTTGACGCTGCGCTGTATGCCTACGACTCGCCAAGGGCAAAACTGGAAGGCGAAGAGGCGGAACCAACCGGCGACCATTCGGCTTGCGTCATACTGGCAACACTAACGGCCAAGGATGTAGCACTAGAATTAGCTGCCGCGCAAATTCAAAAAACGCTAACCCAGTTGCGGGTACATTAGTCCCGCCCTGTTTTCCTGCTCCGGTGG